TAGAGGCGAATGTCCTGCTGCTCAGTGTTCGGATCAACAAACATAGCCGCGTTCGCCATGAACTTCGAGTTGTCAATGCGCTGATTCTGGAGTTCCCAGAGGGCGATCTGAAGGTCACTGATGATCTCAACGATGCTCTTGCCACGGAACGCGAATGGTGTCGGCATGATGTTTGCAACGACGAAGGGGAACTGGCCGTGCCAGAACGGAGAGGCACAATCACGAATGATCGTGTTCCGATTGGCAACAACGGTAAGGCGCATCATGTTGCCGTCACGCCACCACCACTCAACAACCTCGACACGATTACGCCGCTCTTTATCCTCAGTAGTTGTCGTCGTTAGCTCGACGATCTTCTCTAGGTTGTCGTACACGCCGGCGGCTTCTAGGCTGCGCTTCGACTCGTACGTACGAAAGAAGACGTACTCGGCATCGTCAAGACTAGTAGCGTTTGCGTCCCAGAGAAAATGATTAGCGTCTACGTTGACAAAGCCCGGCTGCTGACGGTACGGAACGGTCTGGTACGGCTCGCGCATCCCGAGCGGATCAGGCTTGTAGTTCGGAGTGGGGACTTTCCGCCACTCTTCTAGCCACGGAATCTTCGCAATGCTAATGCCCCGAATGAGGGACTGCTTGACAAAGAGTGCGTACTTCTCAGCAAAGTTATCTTTGTATCGCTGCTGCTTGAGAATGTTTGTGAGGAGGTCAGCGCCTTCGGAGTAGTCGGGTTGTGCGGGGATGACGCGAACGTCAGGCTCATCATCAACAATGTTTGACTCGATAACGTCAATGATCTGGAGCGCGTATGGCGGGTGCAGGTCGCTTTGCCATTCGCTGTTGGATGGCTTGATGATTGCGTTGTAACCATCATCACACTTCTTGTAGAACTCGCGATTGGCGCGGTGCTTCTGGTCAGAGTAGCCCCAGCACTTTTGGAAGCGGTCTAGGAGTTTCTTTTGGTCGGTGGTTTCAATCACTGTTATAGGTTAGCGCATTGGGCGGAGCATTAGGAACAGCCTAACCCCTCACAACGCTACAAGTAGCACGAGGCTACGGGTTAGGCTGCTTCGTATGTTCCGTTGGCGACGAGGCTGTCGTTGGTTGTCCATGTGAATGGCACTGTTGAGCTAATTCCCGCCGTTTCGGCGAAAGCGCTTCCCGTATTTATGGCGAAAAGAGAGATGACGCCACTTTCGGTCGACGACATTCCTGCATGAAATCTAAGTCCAAAGTCTCCGTAGAGGACGGGAAAACTTAGGTGTGCTCCGCTGGCTTGTGCGACGGGTAGGGTGATTGTTGGTCCGCCGGTGATGGCTGAGGTTGAGCCTAGTTGGAACTTGAATCGGAATTGGACCATCTTGCCGATTTGTAGATACTTGGCTGTGACTGTTCCGTTGCCTGTGGTGATGCCTGTCAGGCTCGGTGTCCATGTTGTCCACGCTGCGAAGAATGGTGCGAGCTCTAGCGAGTTATCCCGTACGTTCGAGTTCCAGAACGCAGCGGTGAGTCCGTTATTGGCAACTGCGGTTCCTGGGGTAGTCCAAGCCATTAGCCGAACACATCCTCTCCATCAAACACCGAAACGTCAAACGTAAACACACTATGCTCGCGATCATCATAACCACCAACAATCGCAAGCGCGATCTGAAGAGCCAACCGCACTACACAAGCCCCAGCATATTCGTAGCCGTACTCGCCGTCGTCACAAGACTCGCGCGAACCGGAAGAATCGTCCCAGCCACAACACCACTAAACGTCACCGTAGACGAATCACCAAAAAGCCGAGCAACAACCGTACCGCCACCACCAACATAAATAGCGCGCGTCACCCGAGCAAGCTCGTTCGTATCATGCGGAGTGATCGAAAACGCACTCGACGCAGGAGCCTGCGTAGCAGTATCGTTCTGAGAAAAACTATTCGTCGCTGGCATGACTAGGAGTATACCATCACTTCGGACACGCTAGTAAAGGGCAACGATGTTTGTCGCGTCAGTATTTGTTACACGTACGCGCTTTACTCGCATCGGAACAATTTCGCCACGCGCCAACACAAGCGTAACCGGATCAGTATCACCTATTAGGATCACGCTTACGTCACTATGCGAAGACGCACCCTTAGAAGCGTAAAGCGCGCGCGGAACCTCATCAAGATCCTCCGTATTACTCGGAGTCACAATATGAGCATGCGTATACGGCGAATTAATCGCCGGATCAGTCTGCTGAAACCTGTTAGTAGGCACCAGGCGCACCCATGTCCGGTGCGCCCCCCATCATCGAGCCGCCCATCGGAGCGGAAGCGCCACCAAGCGGAGCGCCAACGCCACTCATCATCGGACTCATCGGAGTCGAGACAGCAGCCTCACCAGCCGGATTCGGCGTCGGCAGACTAGAGATAAGCATCATCATCTGCTTCTGCATCTCTTCCTGCATCATCGCCATCTGACGCTGCTGATCCATCATCTGCATCGTCTGTGCCTGCGCGAGCTGGCTCATGCCGGGAAGGGCCGCAACTGCGGGAGGAATCGGGCCGCCGGGTGCGGGGGGTGCGCTCATTGGTACGGGCGGCATCATTGGAGGTGCGCCCATCATGCTCGGATCTACTGCCATGCGATTATTGTAGCACCTACTCCATCTCGGAGTCTGATGCTTCCTCCTTATCCTTGTTTCGCATGTACATGGTGATGGCTTCTCCGATTAGCATCTGATACTCGGCGCACTTGGGGCAAGACTCGGAACCATACTCTTCCTTGTCTTCCACCATTTCCTTGTTTTCTTCCATGTTGCTTTCGTCGTCGCGATACGACATGGAGTCTGTTACTGCTTCTTTGCGCGACATGGGCTTCATGCGCATGAGGGCGACGCTGACTTGGGGAGCGTTCTTCTTCTTGAGTTTGTCGAGAGCGTCCATTACTTACTCTTGGACGCAATTTTCTTGAAAGCATTCTTGAGCATATTCTTTTTATCTTCCTTAGAGCCGACTACGCGGATCGGCTGCTTGCCTAGCGTACCGGTTGCGTACTGCCGGTCGGGACTCATTACAACGCCCTTTGGCTTTTTGCCCATCATTACGACGCACTCCTTCCCGCCGCAGCGCGACGCTGAAACTCTTCCTTACCAAGCTTCTTACGACCAATGCTAGCCGCAAGCGCGCGAGGATCATCAGCGCCCTTCGCGCGAAGCGACGCGACAAGCTTCTCGTACTTTGCACTCATACAAGAATCATACCCTACTTACCAGACTCCACACGCTTAATGCTCGCAGCCTGCCGAGCAGCCCACGCCGCACCAGCATCCCCACCCCACGCCTGCCACGCCACATACCCTGGAGTCTCCTTACCCTTCGCGCCCCAATTAGGCTTACGATCAACAGCGTGACGCGAAAAGAATGAGTGCATCCGCATAACATGATCACGCGACAATGGTGCGCCACTAGCGATCTTCCGCGCGCGAGTAGCCGTAGCAGGCTCGAAGCCTCCGCCGGCGCGCCCACCCTTAACAAGGTCTAGTCCTCGGCGCGCTGCTGATTGCATTCCAGAGCTGGGCTTATACTCGCTCATGCGAGAATAATACATGCTACGGTTCGCGAGCGGCTAGGAGATGCCAACCCATCCCGCTCACTCGCGGATTCTCCTAGCCGCATCCAACAAGTCGCATCTTGTAATTAGCGCAAAAAATACAAGCCGCAACTTGTGATCAGCCGCGACCAACTACAAATCGTGGCGCACGCTTCTGAAGATTCGGTTGCGGCTCAGGCTTCTTACGCTCAGCAAGGCGAATAGGAGTCGTACACTCCTGCTGCCACACCGCTTGCGCACCACCCATAGCCATCACCAAGTCGTCGTGACAACCCTCGTCCGCCTCGGGGCGCGGCTCCTTACCATTCCGATCCCTAAAAACAAACGTGCGAATCTCATCACGAAGAAGATCACTCTTCAAACGCTCAGGCTCGTCACGAATCGCAGCTTGCAAAGCAGCAAGCATTAGTGGTCGAGTCGCACTCGTCGTGTTCCAACCAAGCGTCTGCTCGTACTTCGCCTTCACACCAATCGGATTATGTGGTCGCCAGATATGCGGATACCCCATCGTGTTCTTTAGCTGGGTAAGGACAGCTGTTCCCGGCCCGTTTCGTTCGATAGCGATGATTGCATCGTTATACAAGCGGCCAAGGCGCGCCAAGTCGTCTGCGAACTCGTCAACATCAGCGCGATAACGAATCTCAGCGACCTGATGACCATTATCACGCCGCAAAACTTGCGCGACGCTGTAATCCGACCCGGCACCAGTGCCAATGCGGGATTCTCGACGCTCATACTCGTCAAAACTCACCGATCCAGCAACGTCAGCAAAAATAATGTAGCGTTCGCCGGCCTTGGGCGTCTCCCATAAGCGCATTCCGCCTCTAGAGTCCTCATAGAACTCGATACGACCCCCAGGGACAGGCATTCCCCGCACAAAGCCACGCTTCTTAGGCGCAACCGGCTCTAATTTGTCTAAAAATTGGAAGAATTGGCGACCAGTAGTCTCACAAAACTCGCCCATGACGCGAATCTTGTACGCAGCAGACTCCTCGCCCCACTGTTGCTTCGCGTCCTGCACCCATTCTTGAGTAATCAGAGCCTTCTGCGCCGCCTCGGACACCTTCTCACCCGTGAACGCTGGCGCATCAAACGCACTCATATGCACCTGATACCAACCAGAGTCCTTCTGGAAGGCTTTATAAAAAGTCCCAGTCGGGCGCGTCGGATTACCAATCAGAAGCACACGCGCCTCGTCCGCAGTAAGGAAACCCTCCGAAGCTTCGTAGATAGCCTCGTCAATACCACTAGCCTCATCAACGACAAGCATCATACGAGGAGCGTGA